AACAAACATATTTCCAATGCTATGTTGTGAACCTATAAAAGATGATGTAACTAACGCACCTGTTGAGCCTGTTGCAACCAATTTCAAAGAAACCGAGTTTGCTCCACTTATAACTTGGTACGATGATGATATTAAATTCTTTGAAGCACCTGATCTACCAAAGCTTCGAAGAAATATTGAACCACTTAAATCAAAATAAAAATCAGAAATATGATTTTGTATTGAATCATTGTATTGTACTAGAAGTTTTGGTTGTTTTGTTGGATCATCACAGTCCTTGGACGCAAATCTTTTTACAAAATACGTATAATCATCATTTTCCATTGAAGATGACAATGATATTCTGAAACCATGATCCTGGATTTTTCCAGCTAATGTTGCCGAAACAAGTGTTGTAATATCAATATTTAAATCTTCTGTCCCTTTGGAAAACAGCTGTGATACAAAAAGATTTTGTACACCATTACCGTCATTTAAGTTTCCGCTTGTAATAATGTCAATATCATCAGATCCAAGCAAACCTTTTTTGTTCGCACCTTCTTTAAACCACAAGGATGGCGCGTCTACGTATGATGCAGTTAAAAAATTACATGTATCAACATCGGCAAAATATTGTACATCTTGTCCTATTCCTTCAGAAAACGATCGAGATAGTGGAAATACTTCAACTTTAAAATTTGAAGGTGTTGGATTACCGTGATAAACATCAAATAATTTCATATGACATTTGAAACTAGGATGGGAATAATCCAGTACACTTCCTGTTAATTGTTTTAATTCAGACAAGTCAAATTTAATTAACGCTCGTGATAATTCAGTTACCTGTGCTGCAGAACCACTTTTGGTTACATTGTGCAATTTAAATATATCAAGCGTTCCAGCTTGGCCTACGTTCGCTTCTTTTTTTCTCTTATCAGAGATTATCTTGTCTGTAATATAAGTGTCTGAAGTTGCATTTAATCGTCTATACATGATCGTACCTAACCTAGATTGCTGTGCCTATAATATCATCAAACGGAAACTTAACTTCAAATATACTACCATTAGGTGGAATCAATAAACCTTTATATTGCGAATCCTCTATATTATAAAATGTTGTACTATATTGCCTATCACTAATTATGCCATTAAGATTTTTTATCTCAAACATTGTAAGAGAAACAACACTGTCTGTATTGTAAATTATATTCTTAACATCAGATATTGATATTGGTTGATCTATATGAAAGTTTTTTATGTCAAAATAGTCTACAAGTTTGTTTAAAACATCTTGTAATATTAGTCGTTTATTTTGATGTTTATCAACAAGTATTTCAAATTTTATCTGTAAATTAATAACATTCGTATCAAGAATATCAATAGCATCTGTTATTAATCTATATTCATTTAAATAAGTTCTTATATTCTTCTTTAACGCATCGGGTGCTATATCAATATTACCTTGCGCGTTTTGTGTTGCAACATATAATCGAGTTGCAAAAGGATTATTTTTTGAGCTTTTAATTGATGCCCTAAAAACCCTTCCATAATTTGAAGGCATCGTATAAATTCTTCCTAATAAATCATCCTTTGTAACTATTCTATTTTGAGCAGCACGAGCAGTTGGTGCCAAAGCTTTAAGTTGTTCAATACTAAGTGGATCCGCTCCACCTCGTGCAGGCTCAAGATTGACAACGTCTAAGCTTGCTCGAATCTCAGCTTGACGTAATGGCGTTGTATCATCAGGAAATGATATAAATAATTGATTAATTGTATTAATTGAACGAGCGTCAACATTGTGTGATAAACCACCTCCGTACATATATTTAATTGTTATTGTAGAATTTGGTTGTAATGATCCAAATGTATTTGAATTTAGTAATTTATTAGGATCAAGTGAATATTGTTTGTTTATTTTTTTACCATATAATGGCAATGAAAATTGTGATGGATCAGGTATTATATCATCTTCGAGCGTGGTACCATCGCCACCTCCAAAAGTTAATGTTGTTAACCTATCAAGAAATTCACGAGTAGTTGTGAATCTATATGGCGCTGGAATAACATTTAAATTTTCAGGAACATCAATATTATCAGAATCAATATTAGCAACACCTTTGAACACAGTATCTTGTACTAACGAGTTTACTTCATAATAATCATTTCCAAAATCATCCTTTACGGAAACAATTTGACTAACGTCTGAATTTTCAAGTGTATATGTTTTAAATGCTTCAAATTCACCAGTTGTTAACTCTTCTGACGCAAACTGTCCTGATATACAAAGCCCTGATTTTTGCAAAATAAACGTTGTAGGATTATTTTGTGCGTCAGTATCACCAATCGTAATTAAAACATCCAGTTCACCTGCCTTATTTAATTGTGCAAAATTAACATCTTCAATTAAAACAAATTCAATATCATTATCTGATAAAACACTTGTATCTTTTTCAATTATTGGCATTACATTTACGTTAGGAACTAATTTATTGCCACTAATTATTGCAGGTACTTCAATGTAAAAATCAACGTAAACCGCGGCCGCGGCAGCAGAAGGAATATCTATTCCTGAAGATAATAATAAATTTTGAATATTATCAAATTCAACTGCAGTATCCAAACTTAGTTCATTAAATTGGTGATCTAAATAAAACGACATAACATCGCCAACATAAGCCGCAAGGTCAACTAGGGCACCTCCTAAACTTGTTTCTGAAAAATCTTGTATCTTGTCAGGATAATATGTGCGAGCATAATTTGTTAAATCATTACGAAAGCTATCAAAATCTTTATTTAGATAGCTTCGCTCTCTTATTGATTTAAATAAATTATTATTACTTTTTTTATTTGCAGTCATATTATTGCCTCTAGTTTATTCCTAAACAATATACAATGTTAATTCAATTTCATCATCAGTAATTAAAAATTCAGGAACACTATAAGTAATATTAATTTTTACTTTTCCTGTATGTAAATTATCATGATTTATTATTGTAGATGTAAATGTATCTAATAGCACAAATGGCATAAATTTTGACACCGCGCGTTTAATCCTTGTAGTTGCTTCATCGTCAAATCCTTCTTGCGAACTTACAGCTTCGAATACTAACGGTTGTAAATTTGCGCCAAAGTCATAATTCATTAATCTTTCACCGTGATTTGTCAATAAAAGGTTTCGTAAATTATCGGCTATTTGCTGACCAACATCTGTGTGCATTGCAAACAATCCTTCTGCATTATTACCAAAACGCAATGGTGTTTTTAAACCAATAGGTAAAACAGAGCCTTGATCAACTGTTTTTTCCTCTCGTTTTGTAGTATTTCCTACACTTTTAAAATTGATTGTTGCCATAACTTTATATTTTATATACTATCGATTAAATATTAATTTTTTAGAAAAATTGTAATTTAAATTTTATGGCTTCCTAGAAATTATTATGTTTTTGAATATTTCCATATTATATATACCAATAACCACCTTGGGGTCGCTTGCGGGCTTTTGGGTAAGAGCATTTTTGAATCTACACATAAGTCGATTATGTTTCATAAAAAACGTCCATTGATTAGTTCCAAGCCTATTTCCATTGATCAGCGTCGCTTGACCTTGTGCCGCGGCGTTTTTAAGAGCGTCGCTTCGAAAAACGTGAGTACTACGGTCAGCTTGCCCACCTTCAACTATTGCACCTGGTTCTGATGCCTTACCCAATTCTGGTGGGGTTTCGCTAAGCCACATTGCGACGTGCTCGGTTCCTGAATTTTTTTGTTTTGCCGTTTTGTTACCGCCAAAGGCTTGTATCAAGAAAAAATCACCTGGTTTTATATTTTCTAAAGCGGCTTTGACCTCTTTTTCGTTGCTACTATTAAATTTATATTTTGCATCCCTACTTGGCCCATGGGGTGCAAAATGTGCCATGGCATTGGCTTTGGCAGGATCATATTCTTGTGTATAAAATGTACCATTACCAGTTCCTGGAAATTTTGTACTTAATGCAATAACGACAGCCCTAACTGTCATAGCACATGATGACCAGTTGATACTTGTGGTCGTTAGCCATCCTTTCAATTTCGTTTCACTACTACTATATTTTTTAAAATGGTGTGGCGTCATAAACGCAGTGTATGGTACTTTGTCTGCTAGTGTAGAGCCGGCGGGTGACTTTATATCATTAAATCCAAATAGATTTTTTTTTCCGCTTAGATTCATTAGATCACAGCCGACTGATAGGCAATTTTCGGGTTGTTTGGCGCCCTTAAACGTATATTTTGTTTGTTTTTCACCAAGTAACATATTAACTAGCTTCACAAATTCTGCACGATAAGTACCTAACGGCCCTTTGCGCTTGGCTGCTTGTTTTGCGTCTTCAAGAGCAACGCGGCTTTGGATTGTATAGGCATGCTTCATTGCAGCAACTCGGTCGTCAATTGCTTTAATTTCGCCAGCAGTATTTTGTTCAAATATATATACACCTGCAGCGCCAGTGCCTAAGACTTTTGATACTATTGATGATGTCATCTGAGCAGAAGATGTTTGTGCAGCACCTTGTTCAATAGCTGCTTTTGTTGGATGTGTTTTAGGATTGCTTTTGTTTGTTGACGACATTGATTTGCATGCCTTTTCCATCAACTTTCCAGCTAGTTCTGCAGGATTTGCAAGATCTGTCACAAAACTAATTGGTGATATATCTGCCATTAAATTTATATTTCCAGTTAAAGAAGCAAGCGAAATATCAAACTGCTCTTTAAACTGTACAGGATATAATATAGGATTTATTAGTATTTCAGGTAATTCAGGAATTGATGGTTTTGCAAATTTAATTTCGTTTAAAGCAAATGTTAACGGCCCTATATTATCAAATATTTCTTCTAGACTTATACCTAATTGTGCTGAAAAATTCCCCTGCCTGGCCACGACGCATATAGCGATTTCAGATGGTGTGCCATCTGTAGGTGGCGGCATTAAAGGAGGTGGCGGCAAAAAAACATTTGCAACCACGTTCTGTCCTCCAAAAGGTACCATCTTAAGTAATACCGCTCCTATTTCAGGTATACTTGGTAAATTCGGAGGTTTTGGTATTTTTGCTAGCTCCAGCAAAAACAGAGGATCAACAGCACTTGGCCCAAGCAGTGATGCTAATATAGGTTGTTTAATGTCTTCACAAACTGGTGCTAATGCTTTTTCATATGTATCAAATATTTTATCTTGAAATTTTCCACTAACTTGACGATCAAGAATATTATTTAACGTTAATATTGTTTTAGGCGCAAGAGGCATAGGTTCAAAACATTTAACTGGTTGTTCTTTACCCATAGAAAGTTCTACCGTCTTTACCAACGCGTGTTTCTTAGCAACCTCCGTTAACTTACATTTATCATCTGTTAATCCTGTGCTTTTAGTTGTAGATGCCACGACTAGTTTCCTTTAACAAGAATCTTTGATGCAAATGCACAGTGATCTTCTTTAAATTCAAGACGAGCCTGATCTCTTTCTGCACCAATTAGCGCGTTTCCGTCAGTAAGCACTGGGTGTTCGATTGTTTTTCCTGCGGCTGTGTCAGCCGGTAATGCAGAACATAACAGTGCCCTATCTGCATCTGAGCCTCCTAATTTTATAAAACCTTCTTGCCCAGGAATAATAATAACATCACCGTCAGCGGTAATCGTAATTCCGCATGAATTATCTGGATTTGCTTGATTTTGAACGGTAATTTTAATATTTTGCCGAGCAACAAGACGGATTGTATCTGCTTTTGCAGCAACTAATGATCGCTCAGCAGATAGTGTATTCGCAGACTCTCTTGTTCTACCAGCAGAAATTTCAGAAGCGGATAATTCATTTTCTGCGTCTGCCGGACTTGGTGTATCATGTTCAAATCGTATGTTAAATAAGCTATCAGGATCGCGTAGGGATGATACAACTATCCTTGCTTTATCTAGTTCATAATCTGGATCGCCTTCTATTTTATTTTCTGAACTATTAATTTTTTTATGTGTTTCATTATTACCAAAATCGTTGACTACCGTTTCAACACCAGTAAGCACACTTTGTCCTCTTCCTGCAACTATATCAATTTCCCCACTAGGCGCTACGACATTTGCCGTGGGGTTTATAATATTTGCACTTGACATAGATATATCTACTACGTTAGAACGAGCATTACCTAATGATATTAAAGTATTGTTTGACCCCTGCATTACAAGATCTCCTGGGCCTTTAGTAAACCTCGGTACCGTCTCATGTTTTGTTGTTGTCTCTGCAAACGATTTTAAAGCAATCTCTAAATAACCAGTGCCTGTAGTATCTTCCAGTGCCCCTGAGTTTGTATGTGTATCATTTCCAGAATTATTGCTTGGAATGCTCAGCCCTTCTTGTGGCTTCGCGCCTGCTTTTTGTGCAGCAGTTAATTTTTTTACGCTTTTCTTAGGAAGCAAACTTCTTTCAGAATGTGTATAATTTACATCTTCAATTGTTCTTGATTCATGAATTCTTGTTAGCCAAAAACCTTTTCTTGACGTAATATCAACCTCATTAGGATTTTCAAACATTACCCAGACATGTTCCATTGGTTTAACCGGGAGGGACATATGAGATGAGAAAAATGGAAAAAATATCTGATCAATAGGTTCAGCGTCTTCAATATATTCTGTTCTTGCTAGTCTTGCAATTATTGTATTTCTTGGTAAATCGTTAACGTCTCTTACACCGGCGGCATCAAGTATTTCTGATAACAAACTGTTACCTTCTGATGATGCTTTATATAAAACAGGGTCTGCAATTACGTCTACAACGACAGCTCGTAAAAATGTTGGGAACGCCATATTTATCCTTCAATTGTATTAAATATTTCATCAACATTAATAGTTTCTTTTTGCTTCTCACTTGATGCAATAAGTTCTGCAAGCTTGATTAGTTGATCATTTGCCTTGTTAAGGCGCTCAAGATACTTTGTTGCTTGTACACCAAACGTTGCATGATTAACCTGATCTTGAAATATTTTATTGCTTACATCTTCATATAAATCAAAAGCATGCTGGCGATCTAATAATGCATTATTATAAATTTCAAGCCATAGGCTTTTCTTTTTATCATCAATATCTGTTAATGATTCAAGAAGCTCGTTAAACTTTTGTATTTTTTTTACTTTATTTGTGCTAACAGTAACAAGCGAAGTATTTATTTTTTTGTCATCAGATGAAAAAGTTGAATTCTTCATGTTTCTTTAGTTCCCTATAATGTTTTTTAATTGAATGCAACGTTGTCGTTAATTGTTTTTGATTTAATCCTGACAATTCTTTTATATAGAGTAAAACAGCACTTTTATTTAATAGATCTATATCATCAATATTTTCAAATATTGTTATAATTGATGCAATACATAATAATTCATTTTGATTTCTAAGGCGTGATTTTATCTCAAACAAAGCCTTCATTATGCCTTGCATCAATTCATTTTTTGTAACAATTTCATCTTGAGCACTTAACGTTTTATATTCTTCAATTGACTGTTGTTCTGGTGACGTTAATTTTGTTGAATCATCCATGCTTACAATTCGTTTTGAATTTTTGGCGCGCTTTTTAGATTTAACAATCAACCATCTTTTTGCAACAACATTAAAATAACTAAAGGCGTTTGTTCCTCTAGAATTATCAAATTTTTGCATAACCTCGTATAAAAACGTTACACAATCGTTTTTTAATTCTTCATATGTGCAATTCCCAGAAAATCCGTATATATTAATTAAATTTTCAACAAGCTTATTATAAGCAGGCATTATATCATTTCGATATAATTGCTCACGCTCATCAATATTAGTTGCGGCAACGTATTTAACTATTGCAGCTTGCGTATTTTGATCAAAGTAATATTTTTTACCTGATTTTTTACGTCTTCTTTTGATAGTCTTTTTTGTTACAGCCTTTTTGGCAGTAGTCTTTTTTTTACTAGTCTTTTTAGCAGTAGTCTTGTTTTTCTTAGTTACTTTTACAGTAGTCTTTTTTTTCTTAGTTGTTTTTACCATTATATTAAAAATCAATCATTAACTAATTGAAAATTTAATACAAAATAGAATTTCAGTAAATATTTATTGCTTAAATGCACATATACGGTCATAATTATAGTTTAAAATTTTTAAATTTAAATCATCTACAACATACTTTATAACTTCATTACTATCAAGATTATGTAAATAAGGAGTTTGCATATCTTCCCACGTTAATCGTTCATAAATAGTTTTTGTATCATATTTTGTCGTAAGTTCTTTTAATTTTTGCCTATAACTTAAATATTTTGATTCTGTCTTAGACTTTAAAAATCTATCAAAATCAGACAAATTTTTAACATTATTTAAAGAATTAATTTCTCTTTTTCCATTATCAATTAAAAATTGTCTAACTAATTTCATATCTTCATTTAAAAATATTTCTCTAAGATCATATGTAACCTGTGGAGTAGTTTTTTTTGTAAAGAAATTAAAAACAAGAATACCATTTGGTACAAGTAATTGTGATAAGTCGTACAATGTTTTTTTATAATCGCGAGTATGATGTAAAGCCATATGATGTATAATTGCACCAAAAGATTTTGGCCTAAAACATTCATTCATCTTTTCAATATCAAGCTGTACAGGAAATATTCTATCTGAAAAAGTATTTTTTATGGGTAAATTAGTATGTATCTTGGAATATGTTGATGATGAATCTTCAGGAATATTCTGATTAACAACCATATCATTTATAAATTTAGGCCCGACGCTTGAACCATCGCATGCAACAACATTTTCAAATCCTAGTTCAAGTGCGGCTATTGAAAACCTGCCTAATCCACAACACATGTCAAGTAACGTGTGGGAAGCCTCTTTGTGTAATTTATTTACGCCTATAAAATTTTTAAGTTTAATTAATCGTTGTTGCCCCCACTCTCTATTATGTTCGGCACTTAATTGATAATTCCAAAATGAATCATAAAACTCTGAATTTTTAGGTAAACTATGTGTAAAAACAGGCTTATTTAAGAATTTATCTTTATATTCTTTTGCCGCTAATTCTGTTAATAATTCTATTTTATTCATCATTACTTTCTTTCGTTATGCGGTCTGCAGCATCAACAATTACATTTTGAGATTTACGTAATTCATTTAATATAAATTTAACCTCAGGTGTATCAACTAATAATGGGCGATCAAGTAATTTTTCAATATTATCATAACAATTATCAAGTTGTTTTAATGATTCATTAATATTATCTTCAAACAATATCGAATATTGCACAAATTTTCGAAGAAATATTAAAGATATTATTAATAAAATTAATAATATAACATTAAAAATAATTGAAATGATCATAAAAACTTACCTAGTATTTCATCGTATTTTTTCGAAACTTCATCAATACTTAATTTATCAATAAGTTTTGTAGATAACTCATTAGCCCATTGTTTTGGAATGCTTGAGCTTTTTTTAAATTTTATAACTTTCTTTTTAAAATCATCTTCTTTAGCTTCTGCCCATTTTGAATTTTCCATAAAAATTTTATTGTCAACTCTTTGTTTTGTAACATTTTTTAGATCATAATCTAATTTTATAAATTTTCCTAGATTCATAAAATCAAGATGGCCTGACCAATTCGTTGCAATAACAGGCAATCCGCTTGCGGCAGCTTCTAGTATTGGTAAGCCGTACCCTTCACCTCTAGTTGCCGTTATAAGTGCTTTAATTGTTTTTTCCTTGTACAACATAGCAACATGTTCATCAGACATCGGACCATGGACGAGATGTACTTTGGGAAATTCACTTTTTCTAACTTCTTTCAATAATTGATCAATAACACGCTTTGTTATTAATTTATCAAGTTTTGTTTGTCTACCACTATTCGTTTTAATTATGATACCAACGTCTTTATCATCTTTAAACGCTTCACATAGCCACTTAATAGTGTTAAAGGTATTTTTTCGATCAGCTAAGACACTTTTTGCTGTTAATTGCCCAAATATTAAAAAATTAAAATTTGTACCTAACTCTAGTGTTAACTTGTTTTTTGTAGTTGATATAAATTCATTATATGATTCAGGTACAACATCAATTTCTGTCGTAAGTTGTTTTGATAATTGTTGTGATGTTTTAAGAAATACATTTTTTGTAAACTCTGACGGTACAATAACATGTGACATTGCGTTAATACAATCAAGCCATTGTGGGTTACATATATCAGTTTCAACTCCTGCGGTAATTCCTATATTTTGTTTACCAACTGGCCTCCATTCATTTGGCAAAATATTTTGAATAGTCAAATCTGGCTTTCTATCTGAACCATTAGTTAAGTTCATAATTTGGCCTACGAAGCCATCAAGCATATTTGCGTCCAATAACCATGGTGTTCTACCCCATGGAACTGGCTTAATTGCTAAATTAATTTTACCTGAATTATGTTTATTAATTAAATATTTTGCTATTTGTCTTGAATGAACACCATAACCACTTGTTGTTAAACAAGGTGCAACAAATAATACATTTTTAGTCATAATTTTTGCCTTTAAAATGTTGTAACATCCCATTTTGGTTTGTTTTTTGCGCTATTGAAATCATTAATTACCTTTTCTAGTGTTTGATCCCATAACGTCGTTATTTTTTCCATGCTATATTCTGATATTGCATATTCTCTTGCTTTTTTACCTAACTCAGCACGTTTTTCTGGACCAAATTCAAACATTTGCATAAAAGCATTTGCAACTGTATTGTTATTTATATGATCTTCATATATGTAAGGTACCATTTGTGATCCAACGAGGTTTTTTACTTCTGGCTCTAATGCAATTCCATTATGTTCACCTGTATCATTATTAACAACTTGCCTACCAAGCCCGCCTGTTTTTAGCGCAATAATAGGTTTGGCGCAGTACATAGCTTCAAGTGTTGGTAGCCCAAACCCTTCATTTGATGCAATATTAACTGCAAAATCAATTGAATTATATAATCGATTCATATCTTCAAACGCAAGTCTTTGTGTAGAAAATATTACGTTTTCTTCTAATCCAAGCATTTCAACTATTTTTTGTAAATTTGGTCCTTCTTGATCAAATGGATCTGTATGCATAACAAGGAGTGCCTCCCGTGTATTATGAGTTTTTTCAAGATTATCAAGAAATATGCTCCATGCAGATAATACATCACCAGGATGTTTTCTTCTTGCATTTCTATTAACCCATAATGCTTTAAACCAATTTTCCTTATTATGATACAAGTTCTTTTTTACCATACGTATCTCTATATCGGAAAGAGGATTATAAACGTTTAAAGGTAATGCGTGCGGAATATAATTTGTTTTATCCGGGAAGCGTTTTTTTACCATATCATACGTAGGTGTATTAATACAATTAATAAGATCTGTTGATTCGTATAGTACTTTGTTAAAGTCAGGCCAAGGATAATTATCCCACAAATGCCAATATACAATTGGGCATATTTGATGAACTTCTTCTTCCATTTCCCAAACCCAAAGAAAAAACCTAGGATCTGTAAACAAAAATAGTGCGTCTGGACGCTCTGTTGCTAATGTTAGTTTTAACAAATCCGGCGATCCAAATCCATCGGTTGGCCTAATTATGAAATCATCATTAACCTTTGTGACGTTATAATCGTCATGTTTCATTGCACCGCCAAAAACACGAAATGAATATTTACCTGTTTCAATAAGGCTGTTGATTAACC